TGAAGGCAAAGTCACCCAACAAATCAACGAACGAGTGTTGATTGATTGAGTTGGCCGTGAACAGATATTGCTTCCTAAACATCGGCTCGGCAAACACAGTCATTGTGTAGTCCAGCGAAACACCATAACTTCCACCAACTGTTGAGACGAAAAGTGCCTCATTATTTAACACGGACAACGCTGTAATCACGTTGTAACCAACTGTGTAAGCTGTTGCCGGTGCGCCACCAATTGTCTCGTCTGTGTTTATCTTGTCACCCTCAGTTGTAACCGGGATGGTAAAATCCATTGGGCGACCACTCACGCTATGATAAATCTCTGTACCATCAGTACTAACAACAAATAGCTTGTTATTAAAGAAGGCCATTTGCTTCCCTATTGGAACGTACTCACGCGCTGCTGATGACCTTGTGGTTACTGTTAAGGTTGCTGTATTTGAGGTTGAGCCGGGATCAGTAAAAATTAGTGTATCATTCTTTTTATAATCAAGACCCCCAGCAACCAAGGTGAATGTTGGATTTCCACTACCATCTGTCGTTGCCGAGAAGGTTGCGCTCACACCATAACCACTTGTGCTTGTTGCAGCAAAAGCCGAGTGAGTTTGGCTTGCTTGCCATGCTGTACTTGGTGTTGGTGTAAGATCAACAACACCTGTGATAGTGCCACCATACACCCACTCTGCATAATTCTTGGATGTCCTGTCGGTTGCTGTTCCTCCAGAAATTTCTATGATTCTTGGTTGGTTTATGCCGTCCTGCACAATAATAGCTGCAACTGTTCTCTGCACAGCATTATCTGTATCCAACTCAAGTGATGCACCTGCTACTTGTGTTTCCTTGCGTAGAAAGTTTTGCGTGGAAGCTGGAACTGCCTGAACAAATATCTCAGCTGTTTTATCCATTGTGCCGCCACTATAGAGAACGGCCCATGTACTGTCGGGGTTTAATGGCTTACGATATTTGCAGCCGCCCTTGAAGAAGAGGAAGACGAACTCGCCAATAGAATAGATTGCTTGGATTGGCGGGTTTGAAGTGAATGCGCCAATACTGCTGGAGATGTCGTTGACATTCTTGATCCCTTCAAGTGTGCCGAAACGGTTGCGAATGTTCTTGGCAAACTTGTACTCATCTTCTCCCAGCCGAGTGTCATCCACCGACATATTCATGCCGCCAACAAACGATTGTTGTGAGTAATCAGCCACGGTGATAATGCCAGCGTCTCGCCAGCGTAATTGCATCATGCCCGTGTCGCCCGAATTGCATTAGGCGTTTTTGTCCACGTTCAAGGTCAGCTATCTTGCGACCCAAATCGCGTGTCACTTTGCCGTCATAAACCATCGCCTCTTGCAGCTTGCCTTGCTCCTCCATGAACAACTGCATCATCTTGTGCATCACGATATTCTCAAAACCGTAGAGTGGGAATGGATCGTTGTCGCTCTTGATGTGTTTCAGCTTCTTCTTGTACAAGACTTGTAGAGTGTGTGAATCGTCCTGTGCCGCTGTGTCATCCCAAGGAAACTCGGAGATGTCCACTATCATATACTGAGCCTCGGTCTCGTCGTGTGGTATCTCAGAATAAATAATTGATGTGTCGGCTGTATCCACTAACCTGACCAACCCGCCATCGTTAGCTGTATAACCACCAAACCGTTCGTTGTTTGTATCAAATCGTCTCATACCCACAACAGATGTGATGGTGCGATTGTTGTCCAGCGTGAGTGCTATCGAGTGTGGCGACGATGCAGTTGTGTAGGCCGCTGCTGCGCTTGGGTAGTTTGGCCACACCTCAAGTGTTTGCCTGTCTGAAGCTGATGTCTCAAATGTTACCGCAAGTTTTTCTGTGGCTGCAATGTTGGCAAACCAATGGACTGTTAGACCAGTTGCAGAACTACCACGAGAGCCAGTAATTGCTGTGGATAAGGATTTCTTGAGTGGCTCGTAGCCGACAACACGCCAGCAACGATTGTCACTTCGCCAGTTGTTCTGGTTATATTCTGACAGGAGATTGTTAATACTCCATGTTAGCTTCGACTCCTTTTCGCGCATCGCACGAATGGCGTGGACATCACGACTCAACGCAATTCGTTGCTTACCGGCAACGTAAAATTCTTCTTCAACCAATGAGCCGGGAATATCAACGTGTTCATATACTGACTGCATTGCCTCGTTGAGGAAGTCGAGAATGACGTAGCGTTGATTGGCGTCACCTGCATTAAGGCCGACCTTGCGCCCAAACCTGTCAATTATGTATTCAGCACTCATCGTTTAACGATTGCGACGATTGTTGGCTTTGTTCTTTTTGTTATAGCCGCCACCGTTGTTGTAGTTCTTTTTGTGATGGCGACCACCGCTTGACTTGATCTCTTCGTTATCGTTGTCCAACTCATGCTTTAGTTCCCGTACAACATCTAGCAATTCATTCACGCTGTCTTGCAATCCATCCCTGTCACCTGCGCTCAATTTCATACTCCAGTTTTGCTACCTTTTTTAGTGCGGCCCTTGTGAACTCTGGTGCCGCTTCCTTTGCCTTTTGAAACTGTGGATGTTGGCTTAACTCCTTTACCCCCTCCAACTGTGGCGTGCTGCACGCGCTCACCATCGATAAGAGCATCAATGTGGCCCAACTTGTCTTCCAGCCGATTCTTTGCATTGGCTTCCTTCAAGGCGTCTGCAAGTTTATAGACCAACCGTTCCAATGACGGTATGGCCTTAAACAACGCTGCAAGTAGTTTAACTACCCCCATTCGTGTCGCTCTTCACACCTTTCCGCAGAAAGACTGCCAGTAACGATGTGATCACCACGTTTATCATCACGCCCATCTCCATTTCACCGGAGAAATAAGCACCCACAGCCGCGAGTATCCCGCCAACTGCCGTCATATATGTTTTCTTTCCTGATAGCATTATCTTTTCCTCAATAACTCCTGCACTTTAAGTGCAATATACAATAGCGTTACTAGACTGATTGCAACTTTTAATAAAATATCAATTTCAAGTAACCAGTTTCCTAATCCTGAGACCGAAGCCGCAAGGACTTTTATATCATCTAGGTTCATGTAAAAATCGCTCAACTAACATTTGCTTGGCAACTTCTATTACACCAATCATTTGCTCCAAAGTCAAGTCCAATTCCTGTTCGGAATACTCAACTGCGTGACAAACTCTACGAGTGAACTCATCCAGTTGTTGTCTCTCGGTCATTTCTTCTTTTTCTTGGCTTTTTTAGCTGCCTTTTTCTTGGCCTTCTTTGTGGCAGGTGCTTTCCAAGACTTGAGCGGGTGCGTGGCAGGCGTTTTGTAAGGTTTGTTTATCGGCTTGATTGCTTTCTTTGATTGTGCCAATTCATCAGCAAGTTTGCCGGGATCGTTTTTAGCTTTAGTTGCCTTCGCTCTAGCTTTGCGCCGTGCTTTAATGTGTTCATCCTGCTGCATGGATTTACGTCGTGCCTTAACGTGTTCATCCAGTTGTTTGCCTTTGGCCTTTGGCTTGGCTGATCCCGCAAAAGGATTCTTTTTGCCGGACTTGGCTTTCGGTTTGGGCTTCGATCCTTTAGCAGCATTTTTACCAAATGGATTCGGCTCTTTGATCTTGCGGACTTTACCACCTTGACGGCTCAATCCTTGAGCTTTCAACAACTTGCGATCAGCTTTCTTCAAGCCAACTCTAGCTTTTCTCGCGCCACGTTTTGTGGCTGTGGTAGCTTTCTTTGCAGCTTCGCCTGTTGCTTTTACGCCAGCCTTAACACCAGTAAGTGCTTTTTTAGCTCCAGACGCTGTTTTAGCTCTAGCAAGAGCTAGTCCTGCTTTACCTAGTTTTACTGCACCACCAGCTAACTTCAATGCGCCACTACCGGGAATTGCTGTTGTAGCACCTCCAATAAATACATCTCTTGCCCAATCTATGTCTTTAACTTGATCTCCCGCAAGCTTGGACATACCACGAGCTTCAGACATTTGATTCCGCAATCGTTGCAACTTTAGTTTACGCTCTTTATCTGTTAATTTCTTTGGTGCAGTCTTTTTTGCAGCAGGTTTTGGTGCAGCTTTTTTAACAACAGACTTTGGTGCTGCTTTCTTGGCTGCTTTCTTGGTCGCTGGCTTTAGGTGTGGACTGGGCTTTGGTTTGTACGTTATTGTTGTACCACCACGTTTAGTTACCGCAGCCTTGGAACTAGCGCGTTGAGCAGGAGTTTTAGAACCCGCTGCAACATTACGCCTAACTTGATCACGCAATTTCTTTGCTGTCGCACGTTTGCGTTGACCACTCTTGCGAGACATCTCCATTAAAGCTTGTCCGCCTTTTTTTCTTTTGTATGCCATAATTATCCTCTAGGTATCCCTTTTTGTACGGGTTGTCTGCTTGGTACGGGTTGCCCTGTTGGGCCAAAGCCTGTCCACGGTCGCGCATTAGGTGGACTTTCGAGTCTACCTGACTGATTTAAGTGTGGGGTAACGCCGGGACTTGGCCCCGTTCTACCTTGCATTACCGCCGCAATGTTACCAGCAATCCTGTTTGACGGGCTTATCGCACTATAGTTTGCGCTGACTGGAGCATTCATTGGCCCCATTCTACCTACTGAACCACCCCTCTCCTGACCCCAATTGGGATTGGATGGACTATTACCATAACCTACACCGGGATCAGTTGTCTCAATCGTCCGACCTCTAGGAGCTTGTGCAATAGGTTGATACCAAGGACTTGATGGGCCTCCTAGTAATTGTGGTCGGCTAAAGACTATGCGATTATCCCCATACCTCAAACCAGAATCACCATAAGCAACTACATTGCTTAAATCCTGTCTTGATGGCATAGCTTCGTTACTATAACCAAGTGTTCCCAAAATACCTTGACCCGACATTGTGCCTTGTATTGGTGGATCATTGTATGGTTGTAAATCTTGTACTGATCTCTGTACCGCAGGATTAGACGGACTATTTCTATAATTATACTGACCTCTCATTGCTGCGCCACTTGTCCATCTATTCGGATCAGATTGCATGGTGTATCTGTCTTCATATGTCGGGGCTTTAGTCCTTGGTGATAAGGGATTGCCAGCCTGACCGCGCCAACCATAGAAATTCATTGCATTGTAATTTTCTTTTGCTGGTTGTAAGTCTGGCACTTGGCGTTGAGCCATTGGGTGCGATGGACTCGTTAAGGGCGGCGACATACGAGCAGGATCAAGACCAGCAGTTGGTTGTGGTATGTATGGGCCTGTCTTTTGTATCTGCCGTTGCGCTTGTTCCGCAGCTGCTACGCCCTGTGGCGTGTATGGATATTGTACTCCTCCAACATTAGGCATTTGTTTTCCCTTCGTATTCTATGTCAATAAACGGTGTATCAATCTCAAGATTGCCGGGCAACGACTTGCAACCTACCAACATGAGAAACAACAAAATGCTCCCAAGGATTGCCAGTATATAAATAACATCTTTTGCTTCTCTACTCATTACGTCGTTTTTCATTTACTGGTTTTTTTGTTACGCCCATGCACTTGTATAGCCCGCTAACCTCAACCCGCAACATTGCGAGTTCTTTAGCGAGCTTGTTCGTTTCTTTGTCATGTCCATTCAATCTGTCAATCAATTTGACAATTATCGTATACAAGTCTTTGATCTCGCTTGACAAATCTCGTAGGACATAGAAGACAATCTTATAGCCGAAGATTCCTGCTGCCGCTGCTGCAACAACAGGGAATCCCAGCGTTTGTATAAGATTTGCCGTGTCTGTTCCCACATCTTACCCGCCAGTTTCCTCCTTAACCTCAGGTTCAGCGACAAAACTAGCCGTCAACAAACTCATGAAGTGATTTCTACCACCATGAGCTTGATCCAAGTTGAAGCTGATCTGTCGAATCTTGTTCTCAAGATCGGCTACATGATTCAGTAACGTCACCTGCTC